TAGAGTGTTGCAAGACAAAGGTTATGTTTATGACCAACACGTACTACCTCACGATGTCAGAGTAAGAGAGTTAGGCTCAGGTAAGTCACGTATTGAAATGCTAGAAGACTTAGGTATCCGAAACATAGAGATAGCACCATCATTACTTATTGACGATGGCATACAACAAGTCAGAACAATGCTAGACAAATGCTATTTTGATGAGGTATCATGTGAGAAACTGATTGACTCATTACTTGCTTACAGTAGAGACTGGGATGACAATGGCAAGACATGGAGGATGAGACCAAGACACGATTGGAGTTCACATGGTGCAGATGCAATGAGATACATGGCAATAGGTTACAAACCATTCAACGAGAACTGGGATAAACCATTAAGACGTAAACTAAAAGGTATTGTATGAGGCTAGGTGCTGACAGAGGTTTACTTGACCCTGATGACAAACGCGAACCTGTTAGATTAAACAGTCTTATGTCTAACGTTGCAGATAGTGCAGGTGAAGTAGTAGGTGATACACTTGGTGGCATATGGTCATTCTTATCTAATCCATCAGAACAAAAAGTAGCAGATGCAAATGCAAGAGCTGAAGCTATTAAACAAGAACGTTTAAGTGATGGTATGGGTAATGATTGGATGTATAAAACAAAACTATCAGACAATCCTAACAAATTCTTTAGGTTCTTTGAAAACATTCCACATGCAGTTTCAGAACTTTATCTAGACTCATCACGCATGGCACAAGTGCCTGAAGAAACTATCAAACCTGTAGGTAATTTAATAGCAGGTGGTGTACTTAATTTGTCAGGTGGTTTGCTAGATGAAGAGGTTGGTACTGAACAACGAGAGATGGCTAATCAATTTGCAGGAATTGTAAAAGACAGTTTTAAAGATTGGGATAGCATAAGTAACATGATAGCTAACAACCCACTTGATTTTATGGGTGCATTAGTTGGTGTAGGTTACACAGCCAAGTCAATTGCTGACCTTGCAAACAACCCTGCAATTAAACAATCAGTAAGGAACACATTACAATCATTGCCTGACCCAGTTGATTTACTTGCCAATAACAAAATGACAAGTCAATTTATACCTGACCCTAGACAATTTGCAATGCAATGGCATGGGTCTAAACATCCTAACGTACAAAAGTTTGATGAAAAATTTATGGGTACTGGACAAGGTGCAGATGCTTTTGGTTGGGGTTTTTATAACGCACAAAACCATGACGTATCAGTTACATATCAAGGTGAAGACCTCAAATATGAACAAGATATGGTTGATGCTTATGATACAGCACGTAATTTAGATGATTATTTTCAGACAGAAATGTATGAAAACGCAACGTTACACTATAATCCTGAACGCTCTTTAAAAAGAATGCTAGATGCTTATCCACCTGAAAACCATGCAGAAATAAGACGTATACATAAAACATGGGCAGAACGTTACAAAGATGCAAACTTTAGTGATGTTAAAACATATGTACCTGATAGTGCTATTGCTACTATGCTTAATGATGACATTCCTGTATGGGAACAACCAAAGGTAGTGCAAGACTATTTGCGTAATGAAAATGGTGCATACATGGATTTAGTATATGAATACAAACCTTTGCAAATTGAAAGAGAAAGATTACTTAAAGAAATAAAACAATTAGAAACAGATGATGAAATTGGAAGTTTGCTAGGTCAATATGGTGACGATGCTCAGGAGATACAAGGTAAACGATTTGAACTTAGTGATGTAATGCAACAACAAGAAGTGTTATTACAAGAGATTAATTCAGTTGCACGTGGTTCTGTGCCTAATCCTGCAAGTGGACGTGGCATATATGATTGGTTAGTAGAAAAAGAAATTGCTGAGAAAGGTATTCCAATTGACCCTAAAGAATACGATAAAAATATGTCTGCTGTTAAAGAGACAATATCAAAACGTTTAGATAAAGCAGGTATTTTAGGCAGAAAATATTTAGATGAGGAATCTAGATATGGTGACCCTAATGAAGGCACATTTAATACTGTTACGTTTAATCAAAATACTGCAATACCTATTTCTAACAAAGGTGTACCAATATACACAGGCAAAGGATTAGAACTTGCTAAGGGTAGTGCAATTAACATTGGGTTTGCAGGTACTCCGAAAAGAGCAAGTGATTTAAAGGACATGCAAGAAGGATTGTTAGACCGTTTTGGACATGAAATAATAGCTGAACCTAATATTGAAGTACCTGAGATGTCTATATTTGATTTAGAAGGTAGACCATTCGTAGCTTCACAAGCAGATTTAACACGTGCAGGAGGTCTATTACAATCTGTCGATGGAGTGCCTTTAGCACAACCCATTGAAATGCTTGGTGGACAAGACTATATGTGGTTACCAAGAAGTGTTAAAGAAAATTTAGTGTGGGCATCAGATGCTCAACCTATAAAAAAGTTAGCCAAAGAAGCACAACTAATAGCAAAAGAAACAGGAAAAGAGCCTATATATCTTCCATACAGAATGAAACCAACTGGAATGGATTACAGTAAACAAATAGCAGACAGTATGATTCAATCAGCATTAGTTAGATTAAACAAGTCACAAATATCTGAACTAAATGATACTATTAGAAAAGAAGCATTTAAAAAAGAAAACAATAAACCAAAGAAATATATAGGTAAAGACTTTAAAGGTATTGATGTAGACAACCCATTGAATGATAGTGTTAGTGGTGATTTAAGAAAAGAAATAATTCGTATAATGGACAGAGATTACAGATACGATGGTGGTCTAAAGATAAAACGTGGAAGTGAAGAAGGAACAGCTTCTTTAGCACAAGTGCGTGTAGCTAATGCAGACCCTAATCAATTAGATAAAGAGCCAATGACATTGCAAAATGTAGCTAACTTAGATATGGACAATTTAGTACGTGATGCTTCTTTTCACAATACTTATAACACAGGCATAGGTGGTGAAGCGTTAGGTAAAATTAAAGAAGATGTAAGCATATTAGATTTGTTTGATTCAAAACTTAGAAATAAGAAAGGAGAAATAATTGGTGACTATTTAGGTTCAGATGGTAAACCAATGACTAGAGCAAATTGGACTAACGATGGTTATAGAAAAACAACAATGCAACCAGTTAGTGGATTGCTTACACATAAAAGACTTATGGCACTTGAGAAACGACTAGAAGAAACAGGTGGAATACTTTAAAAATAATGATATACTTACGCTTAATTAGACAGAGGACATCTTATGAATGAATATGAATTAGCCTTAAAAGAATACATGGACAGACTTAAAGGTGGCTTTCAAGGAGCTATGACTGGTGTTATGGATGGTCTTGGTGGTGGCACTCCTCTTGCAGGAAAAATAAAAGAAAACAATTTCTTAAAAAGTTTAATGGGTAGTGGTTTGATGGCTGAAGGAAATGCAACTAATCCTATAACAACTACAGATAACTTAGACCCTATAGTTATGCGTTCAATGGTAAACACACACAATGCTAGTGGCACAGACCCAATGATGTTTGCAGGAGCTAACGCAGTTGGTGCAGGACTTACTGATGTTGCACAACCTGTTATGAACAGTATTGGTTTTCCTGACAGTAGAGGCTTTGATACACCTGCTAACAGAGAGGCATATCAAATGGATGCTACCGAAGCATTAGTTAATAGCATGACTGATGACGAACACAATGTATACATGCAATTAGAAGAGTTTCAAAGACCTGCGTTTCTACAAGCTATACAAGAGAACAAAATATCACAATACGAGGCAGAAAACTTTAACAGATTAAGGACACCTTACTAATGGCTTTATCTAATTACACAGAACTTAAAGCTTCTATAGCAGACTTTCTTAACAGAGATGACCTTACGTCAGTTATACCTGACTTTATTACATTAGCAGAGTCACAAATTAATAGAGACATAAGACACATGAAGATGGAGGCACGAGCTAGTGGTCAACAAGATGCTGGTGACGAGTATATGCAAATACCATCAGATTGGATGGAAACAATTAGATTACACTTGACTGGCACAGGCACAACGGTAGTTAATTTAATATCACGTGATGCAATGGCTGACAAACGTCAAGCAAATGAGGATGCAAGTGGAACACCTGTAGCGTATACACACGCTGATAGTCAGTTTCAATTTTATCCAACACCAAATGCAACAATAGATTTTGAATTACTTTACTACCAAAAAGTACCAGTTTTAAGTAGTAGCAATTCAGATAACTGGCTTTTATTAGAAGCACCTGACGTATACCTCTACGGAGCATTGATACATTCAGCGGCTTATCTAGCAGAAGACAATAGGGTAGCTGTGTGGGCGCAGATGTATGGTGCAGCAATACAGCGATTAAACGAAGTCTCCGACAATGCACGTTATAGTGGGTCAGGCTTAAAACTTAAAGTGAGAGGATTAGTATGAGCTTTACAAACTTTTTAGAAACAGAAATACTAGACCATGTATTTGCTGGTGCAGCGTACACAGCGCCATCAACATTATACTTAGGTTTATTTACAGGCGCTCCGGGTGAAGCTGGTGGTGGCACAGAGTTGTCAGGTAATGCATATGTAAGAAAAGCAATTGCATTTACAACTTCAGGTGACACGACTAGTAACAACGCAGCAGTAGAATTTCCAACTGCAACTGGTTCATGGGGAACGGTTACACACGTAGGAGTATTTGATGCATCGACATCAGGTAATCTTATGGTGTATGCAACTTTATCGGCTAGTAAAGCAGTAGCATCAGGAGATGTGTTTCGTGTACCATCAGGTGACTTAGATATTACATTGAACTAGGCTAACTTCACATGAAGTATGGTCAATATAAATTTAATAGAGGTAAATACTCTACTGCTGATTTAGAAGAAGGCGCTTCCACAGTATCAGTTACTTCAGGCATTGCTAATGCAATAGCTGTTCGAGTACGCACATCAGGTGCTTTATCTGCTGGTGTAACTGTTGTTACTACAGTAGCTAATTTAACATCTGTAGGTGCTAGTGCAATAACAGCAACCAGTACATCGAGTTGTGCATCAGAAAAAATATCGCTTGGCTCTGCAACAGCAACGGTTGCTAGTTCTACAACTGCTGTAGGTGAAAGAATACACCTAGCTAATGCTACAGACTCTTATGGTATTTACGGTATCTCTGATATTGATGCTGACTCAGAGTTAATTATGTTGGCTAGTGCTTCTATGGCAAGTGCATCTTCTGTGACAGACCCAAGAGGAGGTTTTGCACATACAGCAGATATTAATGACATTACTACAAGTTCAGCTATAGTAGCATCAGGACGTAAAAAATGGGAGCTTATCGGAGAGGGTTCTAAAACATGGACACTTATAGCAGCATAATATGCCATTAATACCATTACAAATACCACCGGGTGTATATAGAAACGGTACAGACTTTGAATCATCTAATAGATGGAGAGACTCTAATCTTGTAAGATGGCACAAAAATTCTTTACGTCCTGTTGGTGGATGGGATACACGTAAGGCTTCTGCTGCGGCTTCTGTGCCAAGAGGATTACACGCTTGGGTAGATAACACTAACGGTTCAGCTTTAGCATTAGGAACACACAATAAACTATATTATATTAATGCTTCTAGCACAGTATCAGACATAACACCTTCAGGATTAACTGCTGGTGATGTCAATGCTAGTGTTAATGTTGCTTATGGTGGAGGTTTTTGGAATAACGGTATCTATGGTATTACACGTCCAAACTCAGGTATTTATCAAGAAGCAACTACGTGGGCATTAGATAACTTTGGTCAAAACCTTTTAGCTTGTTCTTCTAAAGATGGCAAGATATACCAATGGGCATTAAACACGTCAGTCTTACCGACAGCTTTAACTAATGCACCAGTCAGCAATAACTCTATAGTAGTAACAGAAGAACGTTTTGTATTTGCATTAGGCGCTGGTGGTAATCCACGTAAGGTGCAATGGTGTGACAGAGAAGCTAATACGGTGTGGAGTCCTGCAGCAACAAACGAGGCTGGTGACTTTGAATTAGTTACGACTGGTCAAATTATGTGTGGTGTTAGAATGCGTGGTACTACGCTAATATTAACAGATACAGATGCACATTTAGCAACGTATTCAGGTGCGCCATTTGTGTATGGATTTGAAAGAGTAGGTACAGCTTGTGGTGTTGCATCAAGAAAGGCAGCAGTAGCTATTGACCAAGGAGCATTTTGGTTAGGTGCTAATGGATTCTTTGTATTTGATGGTAGTGTTGCTAAAGAATTACCATGTGACGTACATGACTTAGTGTTCGGTAATATCTCTAACAGTCAAATTAGCAAAGCATACGCAGTACATAACTCAGAACATAGTGAAATATGGTGGTTCTACACATCAGAAAATTCTACAGAAAATGACAAATATGTGACGTATGATTACATGGAAGGGCATTGGGCAGTTGGCACAATAGATAGAACAGCAGCAGTAGATAGAGGAGTATTTGATTTTCCAATATGGGCAGATGCAAGTGGTAATTTATATAATCATGAATATGGTTTTGCACATGGCACTTACACACCTTATGCTGAGTCAGGTTCAATATCGCTTGGCAATGGTGACCAAATAATGAAAGTTACTAAACTTATACCTGATGAACGCACTCAAGGTGATGTTAAGGTATCATTTAAGACACGATTCCATCCTAATGATACTGAGACCACACATGGCACATATACTTTGGCAAATCCAACAGCAGTAAGATTTTCAGGAAGACAAATTAGGCTACGTGTAGAAGGAAATAAATTAGCAGATTGGCGCTCAGGAATTATGAGAATAGAAGCTGATGCTGGAGGTGAACGATGAGTTCACAATTACCACCACCACCATTAGGAGATAAATGGAGTACGTGGGGTGAACGTATTAATAAGTTTTTAGTAAATACACGTAACAAATTAGAATTTAGAGATGCCGACTCAAAAGCAACACAGGATGGCATTTTAATGTGGGATGAAGCTCAAAACGCAGTTGTTGTATCCAAAAATGGTGCTTGGGTAAAACTTAAATACGACCCATGAATATAACAGAAGAATTAATGCGTGGTAAAGCTTGGATAGAGTCAGCACTTAAAAAGGGTGGTGAAACGCATGATTTTAAAGATATAGTAGATGGTGTTTTAAGTGGACACATGCAACTATGGATGGGTGCAAACGGATGTGCAGTAACTGAAGTTATCGTGTATCCTAATAAGAAAGTGCTTCATGTATTCTTAGCAGGTGGTGATAAAGGCTATGGAATTAAACAAATTACCGATATGCACGATGATGCAATGGCATGGGGTAAATTACAAGGCTGTGATGGGATGACAGTAGCAGGACGAAAAGGGTGGAAAAAAGTTCTTGAGTCTCGCGGTTGGTCAGAACAGTTTACAACATTATTGAAGGAGTTTTGACATGAGTGGTGGTGGCGGAAAAGGCGGTAGCAAAAAAACGGAGACAACAATACCTGAATGGGTACGCGCTCCTGCTGACAGAAACTTACAAAGGGCAGAAGCTGTACAACAAATTGAGTACATGCCATACACAGGTGGGCAAGTAGCTGCATTAACTCCAACGCAAGAAGCAGCAATGAACAACAACATATCAACTGCACAAGCATTTGGTTTGTTAGACCCAAATAGTACCTTAACAGCTACAAGTGGAATGCCAACTCCTACAACATACGATAATGGCATGAGAGGTTATGGCTCTATAGGTTTATATGACCAAGCTCTTGCAGAATTGACAGCACGTAACCCTGAAAACATGGCAGCATATAATGCTTTGTTTGGCAATAGAACGCAGTTTGGTTTAACTGGAGGTGGTGGAGCAACAAGTACAAGTAGGTTTAGTGGTAGTGCTAACCCTGTAGCTACAAGACCTGTAAACGACCCCGGTCAAATGCCAAGTGGTGCAGACCGACCAGCTTATGAGGCAGCTATGAAAGAACGTTATGCTAACACCGTAATTGATTCGGCTGGTAATAAAGGATACACAGGACAAAATAATCAATCAAGAGCTGGAATTAGAGCAACAACACCAGTACTAAAAGCAACAGCAACACCAACAATTACAAATGTTAGTACAACACCTGATAGAAACAATAGAATTACTTTTAAACCAGTTAATCCGGGTAGTAAACCCGGTGGCACAAGTAAAAATTATGGTGTAACAGGTAGAAGAGTCACAGGAGGCAGATAATGGCAAATCAAGGATTACCCGGTGGTCAAACAACTCCACCAAACATAAACAGCCTAGCGGCTCAAGGTATACAGGGTGCAGGTATGGGTACTGCTCAGGGTATAGGTTACAAGCCTTTATCAGTTAACGCTAATCAATTAAGCACCACTAGCTTAACTCCTTACATGAATCAATACACAAATGATGTAGTAAAAGCTAATGAAGCTGATATTCTACGTGGCGCACAAATAGGACTTGACCATTTAGGTGCAGAAGCGCAAATGGCAAATGCTTACGGTGGTTCTAGGCATGGTGTTGCTATGGGTGAAATGGGTAGAGGAGTAGCATCACAACTTGCACAATCTTCAGCAGGATTAAGACAAGCAGGTTTTCAAAACGCACAACAAGCAGCAATGCAAGATATAAACACTAATCTTCAAGGTCAAATGGCAAATCAACAAGCTGATTTGTCAGGTCAAGGTCAAAGATTAGGTGCAGCAAATCAATTAGCAAACATATCTAACTTAGGTTTTGGTATGGGTCAAAAAGTTAATAACAACTTAATGCAACAAGGTATGCAACAACAAGCTATGCAACAAGCGTTATTCGATGCAGCACAAAAACAGTTTCAAGGATTTAAAAACCATCCAGTAGCTGGTCTTGGATATGTAACAGCAGCACTTGGAAATACACCAGTACCTGAAACGCAAACAACATCTAAACAAAACGGTCTGTTTGATTACCTAACAGCCGCAACACAAATGTACGGAGGCTAAAATGTCATTAGGACTTGGACAATTATTTGGTGGACTTTTGTTAGGTCAAATGGCAGGAGGACTGTTAGGTGGTAAACAAGAAGAAGAACAGCCAACACAGGTAGCCAGTAACAATCAAAGTTTAATGGGTGGATTACAAGGCATAAGTAACTCTATGTTTAAAGGCATGAGCCAAGAAGAAGTGTATCGTATGGGTCTTGGATTTAATACTTTACGTCTTGAGCCTGACCAAAATTTAGCCACATCTTACGAATCAAGATTAAAAAACGCTAATGCAACAAAAGCTAAAACAGAACAAACAAATCAAACGTTACAGTTTTTAGCAAACATGAAATCAGATGCTTTTCCTAATGGTAGAGCTGATTTAATACAATTAGTTCAGGCAGGATTAATTGCTCCATTAGATGCAGTTGCAGAAGCAAGAAAACCACCAACAAAAGAAAGCGAATCAGCTATAGCAGAGCAATTAAGAATGTTGCGTGACCCTGACCTTACTGATTTTGAATATGCAACATTGTATCCTTCAGCAAAACAATCTGATTTACAAGTTAAATTAGAGTTAATTGATGCGGCAACTGACCCTGTAACTGGTGAGCTTGATATGTCGGATGGTAGGATGCAAATTCTTGGTATAAGTGACCCTGCTGTTTACAAACAACAAACAGCCGATTTGGAACAAATGTTTAAAGATGGTGATATTACTGAAGATGAATTTAAAGAGGGTAAGTTAAAAATATTAGGTGCATCACAACCAAATGCTGATGCAAAAGCACCACGCTTTGAGTATTTACATCAACTTGCTACACAAGTCAATGGATTGACAGAAGGTAGTGCAGAGTATAAAGAGTTTATCAATGCTAATATTGATGGTAAAGCAATGACTACCGAAATAAATTTAAATAACGATGAAGAT